TCTTGTATTATTGATATATCAAACACGGAACTAACAAACTATATCACAAATTTTCAGTCGGTTTCTAAAGTTTTACAACAAGAGGTTCCCCAAATTATCAAAACTATTTTTAAAAGGATATCTGAAAAGAATAATCTACCCCTTGATAATATCTTTATCCAAGCGGTTGATATGAATAAGGGTGGTAAAATACAACCCCACTATGACGCATCACTTGATGGTTACATAAACTACAAATGTAACATTAGTGTGTTATCGGAAGATTATAAAATTTTTATAGGTGATTCTTCACCTGTAATAGAACAAAAAGACCTATACTGTTTTGAGGCTTCGTTATACAAACATTGGACCGAAGAGTTTAACTCAAGAAGAGTGTTTTTAAGTTTTGGTTTTATAGTTCCATATAGTGTGGTTGGAAGAACGGAAAACGATCCAAGAGTTAGATTAAGTCAAAGAATCTCAAAATATTTCCAAAAACTTAATTGATAAAATACAAAACAAAAACTATATTTAAGTGTGAAGGTAAATGTCGTCAAAGCACGACAGTTAATAAACCAAACTTAAATATACATAAATGATTACAGAAGAAGAAATTAAATCCTTTTTAGAAGGTGCTGATCCCGAACAATACATAGTATCGGTAGAGTATGATTACGCAGCCAATTGCGTTTATAAAATCAAAGAAACCCCAGGAAAGGGGAAATCAATACATAAAGAAACTTTCACATCCTTTGCTTGGGTAGGTGATTTACGAGGATTAAATTTTTATCAAGGTTCCAAATCACTACAGAAAGATGCGATGACTAAATACGGAATTATCATTGATAAATTAAGAACCGATGGTAATGAAAGATTAGAAAAAGGTTTAACATTCTTGGTTAAATCAATCAAAGGTTATAGAGAACTAATCCAATTTTTCAGAGACGGAGGTATTGATCCTTGGGGTGAAAAGGCAAAAGATAAAATAATGGTTCTACCCCCCGTAGAGCAATACCTCATCTCAAAGGAGAAAAGATTATTCAAAGGATTTGAGGAATATAACGACATTACACGACTTGTATTTGACTTGGAGACGACTGCTTTAGAACCTAAAGACGGTCGTATTTTTATGATTGGAATGAAAACAAACAAGGGATTCATAAAAGTTATTGAATGTAAGGATGCCGATGATGAAAGGAGAGGTATCATTGAGTTTTTCAGAATCATAGACGAAATAAAACCATCAATCATTGCCGGGTATAACTCCGCAAACTTTGACTGGTTTTGGATTTTTGAGAGATGTAAAGCACTCAACATTGATTTAAAGAAATTTCCAACCTCACTTAATCGCTCAAAAACTATCTCACAAAAGGAATCAATGTTAAAATTGGCAAACGAGGTTGAGAGATTTAATCAGGTTCAAATGTGGGGATATAATGTTATTGACATTATCCATTCAGTTCGTAGAGCACAAGCAATTAATTCAAGTATTAAAGAGGCAGGACTTAAGTATATTACCAAGTATATTGATGCTGAATCGAAGGATCGTATCTACATTGATCACACAAAAATTGGTCCGATGTATGCAAACAAGGATGAATATTGGTTGAATACCGAAAACGGTAAATATAAAAAAGTTGGTGTTGATTCTAAAATTGATGAGGTTTGTTTTAGACGAGGGGACATCTATCTTAAAACCACAGGTGATAATATTGTTGAGAGATATCTTGACGATGACTTGGAGGAAACTTTGATTGTTGATGATGAGTTTAATCAATCAACATTTCTATTGGCGTCTTTAGTGCCAACAACTTATGAACGAGTTTCAACCATTGGAACTGCATCCCTTTGGAAAATGGTGATGTTGGCTTGGTCGTATAAACACGGATTAGCAATCCCAAAGAAAGAAGAAAAAAGAAACTTTGTCGGCGGTTTATCAAGGTTATTAAGAGTTGGTTATTCTAAAGATGTTTTAAAACTTGACTACTCCTCACTATATCCGTCAATACAATTAGTTCACGATATATTCCCAGAATGTGATTTAACGGGGGCGATGAAAGGATTTTTATCATACTTTCGTAATTCTCGTATTATGTATAAGAATTTAGCTGCGGAATATAAAACAATTGACAAGAAAAAATCTCAAAAATATGATCGTTTTCAACTACCAATGAAGATTTTTATCAACGCATTCTTTGGGTCGTTATCCGCACCCCACGTGTTTCCTTGGGGTGATATTAACATGGGGGAAAAAATAACGTGTACGGGTAGGCAATATTTGAGACAGATGGTTAAATTTTTTACAAAAAGAGGGTATACCGCATCGGTATTAGATACCGATGGTTGTAACTTTTCATTACCTGAAGGTGGTGTGGAAGATAGAGTATATATTGGTAAGGGAAATAACGATTTAATTAAAGAAGGAAAAGAATATCGTGGTTACGAGGCTGATGTTGCCGAGTTTAACGATATATTTATGAAAGGTGTAATGTTTTTAGATTGTGACGGAACTTGGGATTCTTGTATTAACTTGGCTCGTAAGAATTACGCAACAATGGAACACAACGGTAAAGTCAAATTGACGGGTAATAGTATCAAATCTAAAAAGATGCCGAAGTATATTGAGAAGTTCTTGGATAAAGGAATTAAACAATTACTTAAAGGTGAGGGTAAAGAATTTATTGAGTGGTATTACGAATACATTCAAAAAATATTTGATCAAAAGATTCCTTTAGCGGATATAGCGTCTAAAGCAAGAGTTAAATCAAGTGTTGATGATTATAATAAGCGTAGTAAACAAACCACCAAGTCGGGTTCGTTAATGTCAAGACAGGCACATATGGAACTTATTATTAGAGATAAGATTCAATCAAATCTTGGTGATATGATACTTTATGTTAACAACGGATCAAAGGCATCTCACGGAGATGTTCAGAAAGTTAACAAATTAAAAAAGGGGTGGACGGAAGAACAACTTAATTACTACTTTGATAATAATGGGAAATATCCCGACGATTCGTTAACCTCAATGATACAACTTAACTGTTACAGAATTGAACCATCAGATTTGGAAAACAATCCTGAAATGTTGGGAGAATACAACATCCAACGAGCAATTGCAACATTCAATAAACGAGTGGAACCATTGTTAATTGTTTTTGATAATGAGGTTAGAGATTCGTTATTAGTTAAAAACCCTGAAGATAGGAATTTCTACACTTCAAATCAGTGTGTGTTAACAAATGGTAACCCATTTAAACCTGAAGATCAAGATGATTTGGGGGTTTTATTAACCGTGTCTACCGAAGAGTTAGATTTTTGGAGTAGTGTTGGTGTTAGTCCTGATCACATTTATGATTTAGCTGAACCAGGATGGGAGGAGTTAGTTTAACTTCAACCCATCTGACGAAATTATATACCAATTACCCTCAACAAAACTTAAATGAACACAAGATCCTTTTTCTAAAAGAAGTTCGTCCCATTCTTCATCAATTGAACCAACATCAGGTTTTATTAAAACGGTAGTCAAAGATTTTATGGTTACCGTTTTATTTTTTTCAGAATTTAAAGTTACTTCCGAACTTTCAATATCTTTAATAATAACTAAAAGTTCTTCATCAATTTTATAAGTTTCTTCGGTTACTATTTTATCTGTAATAACATTGGGTGGAGTATAATGTGTTTGATATTTAACAACATTTTTTCTCGGTGATATATTTTCAATTCGTATCATATAACATAAATTTGTCTTGGCATTGCCCTAAATTTCAGAGATTTATTAAGGTTTTCCGCAATTAACGCTTCTCTTTCCATTACCTTATCAGGTCGTAATCTTGTTAATTTACCTTCAGCACCTATTAATTCCTCAATTAATTTTGTTTTTTCGTCTTTACCTTCAGTCGCTAATGACGCATAATCCATTGTCAATTCACTATCAGGTGTTTTAATGTTCCCACTAAACTTACCTCTCACCTTTGATAGGGTTTCTTTACAATACGCAATGAACCAATTTCTAACCCATACCTGTGCGGGGTGGTTTAAATCAACCCAAGATACGGAATCCAATGGAACATCGGACGGTAATTTAATAATATCGGGATTATCTTTTAAACATTTATCTCTACCACCTTCAGTTGTATCGTAATACCAATACCATACTTTTCCTTTAGACATTGTCCCATTACCAAAATCAAATTTACCTCCGGGGGTATTCATTAAATGTATCGCCTTTTTACCTCCCGGTAATGCGGTAATTCTATAGGTTAAGTCACCGGCAATAATTCTTCTTTGAATGTTTATTTCTTGCATTCTCAATAACATATCAAATCCCGGCATCATAAAGTATGAACTTGAGTTACCCCCCATTTGTGCGAGTCCTCCTCCACCACCAAGTCCACCACCGTATCCTAATGATCCGAACGACCAAGGATCAAACATAGTGTTATTTAGTGTTGCTGGGGTAAACCATAACAATTCATTAATCTCTCTGTTTGGTGGAATTTCATAAATTTGTTGATTCCTAACTAATTGGATATAATCTTTTTTAAGTTCCCACTCACCACCGGCTTGTAGTCCGACAATTTTGGAATATGCGTAAGTGTATCTTGTTTCGTAATCTAAACTTTTTGTAACAAATGCCCTTGCAACAGATTGGGTTTCAATATTTAAATTATATAAACTAGTCCATTGAGATTCAATTAACCAATCTTGAACATATTGTGAATATTGATCAATTGAAAATTCTAATAGAGTATCTAATTGTTCGTCTTCCAATTCAACACTTCTTAATGGTGCTCCAAGTATGTGTCTAACTTGTTTGTATAGTTTGGATCTTTCTGGTTCTGGAATTATTGGCATAATGTATTTTTATTATAAATATCTATTAAAACAAAAACTAAAAATTACCACATCTTTTAATTTTTATTACCCATCCAACCCAAATTTTTTCCAACTCCACTTGAAACGACTCCAATTCCATTTAAATTGTAAATCTCACTCAACCATTTTTTTATAATTAATTTTATTTCATTTTCGGAATAAAAGTTTTGTAGGAACGCCCAAAATTTAATATAACTAATGAAAAACACATTTTCTTTTTTATCATAAATCATTAGATTTTCACCTTTTTTATATCTAAATAATATCCAATTAGACATTTCTTCCGACTGAACAACATCAAAATTATCAAACAGATGTAAAAATTCCATTGGTTCATCATTAAACGCTAATTTTAATAGGTTTTCCGCACCACCAACAATATCGGAAGCTTGTTTGGGTCCAACATTTTTAACAATATTCTTTAATTTATCTTGTAATGATTCTTTTTTGTTTTCGGTAATTGTTTCTTTTTTATTTGTTTTTAATTCAAATAGTTCATTAACAAAATCCCAATTAACACAATTCCAAAATTTATTAATATATTGATCTCGTTTATTACGATATCTTAAATAATATGCGTGTTCCCAAACATCAAGTCCAAGAAGTGGATAACCCCCGCCATCAACAACATTCATTAATGGATTATCTTGGTTAGGTGTTGACATAACCTTTAATCTATTTGTTTTTGTCAGTATTAACCAAACCCAACCTGAACCAAATCTATCTAAAGCAACTTTATTAAATTCTTCTTTAAACTTATCAAAAGAACCATATTGTTTAACGATTTTATCATAAACTTCACCATTTGGTTTTTGTTTTTTTGGTGATAACATCTTCCAAAACAATGCGTGGTTAAACGCCCCACCGGCATTATTCCTAACTTTGGTATCAAACTTACTTATGGATTTTATAATATCCTCCAAGGACATTTCACCTTTTTTCTTTGACAATGCATCGTTCAATTTTTTAACATAACCTTTGTAATGTTTATTATAATGAATATCCATTGTTTCAGGATCAACAAATCTTTTAATTGCGGAATAAGAATATGGTAATTTATCTATACCAATTTCTTTCATTTCAGTTAAAAACTTTTGTTGGATGTTTTCCTTTTCGGAAAGGACAATTTGTTCTGAAATTACATCAAGTTTGTTCACAATACTTTTAAACCCTTCAAAAATCTCTTTATCATATTGGGGATAAGATTTCTCAAACATTTTAATCAATCTTCCGGCAAACGCATTTGCCTCATCTTCATTTCTTCCACCGATATCAGGACCTTTTTCTCTGTTAAGAACTCCGTGTTGGTATTCGTGAACCCATTCGTGAGCTAAGGTTCTCATAATATCTCTATTCAATCTTCCTTTAGATAATACCTTAAGAGTGTGTTCGGTGGTTCTACTACCCGTAGTCATTCCACCAATTCTTTCTCCCGTAAAAATAATCTCAATTTGATGTTTTAAAGGGTATTCTTTATTTAAGAACTTGATAAAATCCTCAAATAATTTATAATCTTTTTTGGGGATATCCGAGTTTTGATGTTTAATTGACGCTTTCATTATCAATAAATATCATTTAAATGGAAGTTTTACTTTCTTCTATTTATTGAGTTTAATATTTCCTCAACAATATCACCACCATTCTCAAGTAAATCATCTCCCATAACGGTATTTATAATTTGTTTTTTCCTGTTAAGGATGTCATAAATCGCCCCCTCAATGGTATTATCAAACAATGGGTAATAAACAAGAACATTATTTTTTTGTCCATAACGATATGCCCTATCTTCCGCTTGTGCGTGTTCTGCGGGAACAAAAGATAAATCATTCATTATTACAACCTCGGCAGATGTTAATGTTAATCCGACACCCGCAGCTTTAAGATTCCCAACAAATACCTTAATTTTTTCATTGTCTTGGAATTGATCAACCGCATACTGTCTTTGGGGTTTTGAACAACTACCGTCTAAATAAACCGATTGTTTTCCAAAATGGTTATGAATCATTTGTAATGTATCTGTAAAATTTGTGAATATGATAACTTTTTTACCTTGTTCAAGTATATTCTCAACAAATTCAATTGTGTGTTTAACTTTTTCGTTAGCAATGATTTTTCTAACTTTCATTAACTTACTAAACTGAACTGTCAATGATGAAGATTCGTCGGTTTTGTTCTCATACCAATCATAATATTCTCCCATCATTTCTTCATAATCTCTTGATGACAAAACCGA